TCTGTGACAGCAGTACCGTCAGCATCAACAGGAACTGCTAGTGTGTTTGTTGAAATAGATCCTGCAGAAATGTTTGCAGTAAATCTATTTCCATCAGCAGTGTCAATGTAGAAGTTTCTGAACTCTTGTCCACTAAATGAGAATGCTGATACACCTGCAACTGAAGTGTTAGTAACAGCAGTAATCTGACCTTTATTGTTAACGGTAATTACTGGTATTAAGGTTGCACTACCAAACGTTCCTGATGTAACAGAAGGATTTTCAACACCATTTGATCCGTCAAACGCAGTGGCAATCGCAGTATTAGATAACATATCTGTTGTGATGTTACCATTCTGAATGACGTTGTTTGCATGCAACTTACCGTTGTTACCAAACAGTGTCGTGCCATCGTTAGTGATTGCACCTGAGACATCAGTGTTACCTGCGATATCTAAGTTACCACTTGCATTGAGATCTTTCGCAGTGATCGTATCCGAAACTGTCATGTTGTTCGCATAGATCATGTGGTGTCTACTAGACGACGTACCAATATTATGTCGAGTTCCTGTAGCAATTAACAAAGAACTATTAGCAACACCGTTAAAGTAAATCAAATCAGATGTACCTGAACCTAAGTATGAGTTTCCAGATACATGCAAGTTTTCAGTTTCAAAATCTTGTGCTTGTAATACTGTTCCACTTTCATTGCTAAGAGTAATATTACCACCTATCGAAAGATCACCAGTAATACCGACTGCCCCCGCAATATCTAGATTTCTTCCGATCTTTGCATCTCTATTTACATGTAAATCATATCCAGTATCTGGTAATGTTCCAATACCTACACCACCCGATTGGTAATCACTAAATGTTGCTCTGCCTTCTGTGTGTTGATTTGCAAAGTTACCCTCCATGGTAATCGTGTCATCTGTTGCACTACCAAGGTTAACGTCCCCATTGAAACTTGCTGTGTCGGTGACCGTCAATTGAGATTGTAAGAATGTGTTTCCAGAAACAGTAACACGGTCTCCATTAAAAGTTGCATTGTTGTTTGCTGTAAACAGTGTGACCGTAGTATTACTGAGAGAACTAACACCTTGCACTTGCAAGTTTCCGTGGAAGTAAACCTCATTGTTTGCATTCAGCTTGGTCACTGTTGTGTTACTAAGTGACGATACACCATCGACTGTCAGGTTACCATGGAAGTATACTTCGTTATTTGCGTTTAACTTCGTAACAGTTGTATTGGAAAGTTTGGACAATCCATTTGCAGTTAAGTCACCACCAATACCCACTTTACGGACATACACATTGTTTGCTTGCATATTTCCTGTAAAGTACGAGTTTCTCCACCGACGAGTTGCAGAACCAATATGTACAGTATCATGAGTTTTAGGAATTATTGAAGTACTGACACCTTGAGTTGCGGCAGTCCCTAATGATAACTCATCTACGTATGCGACACCATCGATGTATGCATCTTTAAACTCTAAAGTAGATGAACCTAAATCTTGTTGATCATCGGCAGTCGGAAGAATATGATCTTCTGTGGTGAATCCCACTGCAGTCATTCTTCCTTCGTAGTTTGCCTCACCAGTCGAATCAATCTGTGCGACAATATTGTTTCCGGAATCAACAACGGCAAATACTGAATCACCAACCGTATCTACTAATTTTAAATAAAGGTCCGAGTCTCCAACACCCGCTGCCTTGGCAAGGAACATTTCGATCCTGTCACCAGAAGTCGTAGAGAACACAACTTTTGGGGAATCTCCATTGTCACTAAACGTGGTGTTTGCGGCAGAAAGAATAATATGTGCCGAATTGGTTGAAAGATCTGTGATGTCACGCAATACCAGATCTTTAAAATCTGGTGTATCGTTTTTGTCTCTTAACTGTAAGAACTGACCTGTTGTACCACCATTAATTCTGATGCGTTCGATACTTCCCATTTTAAACACTTCTTGCCCAATAGTGTCAACGATGAGATTGCCACTAATGGTAGTGTTTGCATGAACGATTAATGATCTTGAAGTACCTAGACCGTCTCCACCAATCGTAGTATTTCCAGAAATAGTTAGATCACCATCAACGGAAGTGTTCCCACCTTTGATTTCTGATGCCCTTAGTTCTTCGGCAGTAAAGGTGCCGATGATGTGTCCATCACCCTCAGTAAAGTTTTTTCGAGATGAATCAGATGTGGCAACAGTAACAACATTGTTGCTCATAATGGTTGCTATCTGATTAGTGTTCAGTCTCCAAGTGTCGAAACTGTTTCCTAGTCCTGTATTTGCGATTTGAATACTCATCTATTCTTCTCTAAAAGTTGTTGTAATAATTCTTTTATTTCTTGCACATCATTTTTAAGATTTGTTACGTCATTAATCATTTCACGTTTTGCCTTTCGTTTATTTCTATAATTTTCCAATGCGGTTTGATTTGTATTAATTACCGCATTGGATTTAACATCACGTACCAAATCATCATGATCTTTTATCTTTAACTTATTCATTATACTTGCAATGCAATCGTTCTCATATCGTTTACTATCGGAACAATGTGAGAACTTGTAGAAGTCAACACAATCTTCACAGCAAAAGTTTTGAACTGATGATGCCTTTCTCCCGTTTGTGTAACATAAGTAACTACACTACTATTAGCACTATTTAGATGCGCATGACTATTGGCAGTGAAAGATAATGCAGTTGCTTCAATACCACCCGGTATACTCACTCCATCATTATTCGCTGCTAAACTTACAAAGTCAGCATATGTGTTAGTGGCAATTCCAGTAACCTTTACGTGAATCGTACCAGACTCATTGTCACTAATAATTTCTGAAATAGATGCATTTGCAAATACTCCACCAGAAGGCGTGTGCTCTCCTGTGTTTCCGACAACATCACCTACTGAAAGTAACGCAGTGTTACCATTAACATTGGTGAGTGTTAAGAAACCATTATTTTCATAATCAATAGAACCAAATCCATATTCAAATTCTCTCAAGTCTTTCACATCGACAGAATCAGAGAAAGTATTTGCTGACGTTAATTGTCTTAACGGTGACCAATCTTTATCATCAAAATCTTGACCATCAGTATCACTTAAAACTTTAGCATAAACTTTAATATCAGTTCCGGAAGGTTTGTAGGCAGTTAAAAATACTTTAATATCTTCTGCTTCATTTCCATCACCAAGGACAACAGGTTTTGTCATGTACCGAACCTCTGAGTTGCCCCGATCTCTATATTCACCAGTAGAGTCATTATTAATAATGTTTTCAACCACAATACCAGTTATTCTAGATTTATCGACAACAGGTGAAACATTTGGATCTTCTGTTCTAAATGTTCCTTTGATTAACATCGACTTTCCAGTTGCACCTTGATTACTGAAACTAAAGATTGCTTTGGTTTCATCTCGTAAATCATTTTCTTCTTCAACATCAACTGCTCTATATGACGCATCTGGATCATTTGAGTTATCAGAAGGTCTAACTTCCCATGATGCTGAAGTATTAGCATATGTAAGATAAGGTATTTTTGGAATTAAAGTGTTTACTGTCAAATTATCAATAGTGACAATTTTACAACTTGCACCAGAGTCTTGTCCTCTGAGATAAGTCCCTGTAGCAATTGGTTGAGTCGAGTTTACCGACGAAACTTTAATGTCCATCTTACCATATGGAACATCCAAGAACTCAAGTGTGGACACGTTAGTATTTGCAAAAAACTCTACCGTGTTTCCTACAAGTGTAGTTCCCACATATACTTCGTGCACATTGTCTGTTGTAGAGTTTGAAAAATCACCAAACCCATCAATCTTAAGTGTGATCACATCAACAGTATCACCGTTCGCACAAGTCATAGTCTCTGATGTGTTAATGATTTGTCTAACTACACCATTTGCATAGATTTGCGTATTGCTTCCAACGTCTTTTGCGGGTCTGTTTTGTACAATTGAACCGACTTGTATACCCAAATCAGATACCGAATCCGTATTGGCAATTCTTAAAATAGATTCTGCTCGAATTGTTTCACCCGCAATGAATGTACTTCCGTCACCACCATTAGTAAACGAGTCGACAGTTAAATAATCAATGTCTTCGTTCTCAATGTAGTACGTTCCATTTGTTCTTGTTGAGAATTTTGCTTTATTAATTCTAAACTTAACATCTTCTTTTTGAATAGCAGTCCATGTCTTATCGTTTGATGAAACGAACATGACACCCATTGATGCGGGTTTGTGAATCAACTCATTGGTATCGATATCTGTCTGACCTAATTCCGCACACCAAACGGCATATTCTGGATTGTTTCCACCCGGAATTAACGTGAAACAATAATCCCTTCTATTGTGTAAGAACACGGGTGACTCAAAAGTAAACGTTGTCTTACTGCTTTCGGTTGCAGATGACACATTGACATTAATTTCACTAGCATCTTTTGTAAGAGAACCAAACGGAACAATTACAGGAGAAGGATATCCATTTTCCATTTCTCTGATTTGAAGAGTGATTGGCAACTCCGCATGTTTCTTTCCAAACCAAAGATCAATAGAAGTAACAAAAATACCTTGTGACCGTAAGTCTGCAGATACACTGAAAGATTGACTTAACGGATCGTCATTATTACTTGGACCATTGTCGTCATCATCGTTCGATTGCGGAGGGGATCTCCATGTTACAACACGTTGATTTGTTGTGCTTGTAAGTGTTCTATTATCAATGACTTGATTCTTAGAAAACTGCGGTGTTTTAATGTTGATAGATGAACTTCTTTGATCTACAGACAATGGAATACTAGTAAAGTCACCATGTGCAGAAGTTGATAATAAAGCTGCTTGTGTCTGAGTATTAGCAACATCTTTTAGTTCAAATCGTTTTGTGCCTATTCTAAATTTAAGATTGTTATCATTCGGTATAACGAATGTTCCTTCCACCTTACCTTGTGCGTCAGTGATCAAACTATCACCTCTTGCACCACCTACTGGTGTGCAGTATTCAGATACTTTCTCATCGTCAAAGTATGGGAATACGATGGTGTTTGGTCTCATTCTCACACCAGTAAACTGAATTGGTCTAGACCTCATAAAATCTCTAACTGCAACATTTTCTACAAAAGTACCAAGAGAAAACTCTTCATTAGATGGACTAATAGAAGTGGTCACACCATTTCGGATTTGATCTGTCTGAGATGTAGTTGTTTGATTAATACCACGTGCATCACCAGTGTTCCAAGATCCAGTGGTTTGTGTAACTGAAGATTGAGACGTAGTTCTCCAATTTCCCCAGTCAGTCCCTGTCACACCTGCTTCCGCTGCTAGAAACTCAATAGCAGAATACATTCCATCAAAATCAACTTGGATCTCAGGAAGTGTAGTAATATCAGGTGTGTTGTCAATTGAAGGGTTCAATAAAACTTCACCCTGCCAGTTGAATTGAATTTCTTGTACCGGATTTCTTAACTTGGAAGCAAATCTCTGATCCAACTGTGCCACACTTGAATAGTTAAGGGATATTAAGTCACCTGTTGTTTGCATATTTGTTGCGGCAAGTGTACTTGTTTTAAATGGCACATCTTTTCTTTTGTATCTTGGTCTCAACTGGTTTCTGTTTCTATCGATAGATGTACTGTACCCAACCTTCCGAGTATCAGCAACATTATGACCATCGAAATTATCAACCAAAAATCCATTCTTAAATCTATCTGTACCGTCAGTACCTAGTAATTGTTTTCCTGATACAGAATTCTCTAAGAAATTAAGAGAAGAGTAATACTCCATTTTTTTCAATCGGTTATCAATTTGACGCAGATCTTGCATTGTAAATCTACGATTGTTAACCAGTTCCATTGTGACAGCATATTCTTGCTTTCCTGTCTGTCTGGCAGAAAATGGTGACAATGATGGGTACACCGGAATATTTAATGTAGCAATTGTCATTGCTGAGGCTCTTTCTGCAGGTAAACTGGGTTGTCTGTCTGGACGACCCTTTACAACCTCGACTGTGCCTTCTGAACTGATACAAACTCTATCTCTTCTTGGAAGATAAAATTCTGCACTACACTCAAAGTTTTTATCTGGTGAAATAGGATGAGCACCTGCCGCATTGACTTCAAACGATGTCGACAAAGATGGATTTGTTGGAGCAGATACAACCGTTCCTGTGGCACTAGGAACGCAAGTGGTTCCTCCGTCAATCGTACCTGCTTGTTTATAGAATCTAAAATCTACAGCATCACGCAAGTTAATTTGATTACCTGTTTTCGGTGAAACGAAATAGGGGATATCTGATGTTGAAATTTTGTCTGATGCTGTTGGATTTGCGTCATCAACAGGATATGACTCAACTGTCATAAAACCAATACCCTGAGTTTCGTCTTTAGTAAAGTAATCAAACTCTACCATTAATCCACAATCAGTTGTATTTAAAGTACTGGTTGATTTCTTACGTAATGTAGAAATATCATAAAAAGAATCTTTTTGCCCCGAAACAAGTTCGAATTCAGAGGTTACATCGGTGTCACCAGTACTTACTCCACTCACAGTTCCTTTGTAGACCTTTCTAAGTTTGAATGCATCAGGAACACCCAACGACCAAGGACCACTAGATCCCGCAACGTTGTTCGCAGTATTGATGTGAACAAATTTATTTTTGTTTACATCTTTGTCTGCTTGACTTGCAGGATTTGATACTGTTCCTCTTTTAACATCATAGTAAACATCTACTTCAAAATCTCCACTAAAGACACCTCGATCAAAATCAATTGTAATTTGATCTGTACTAGTTGTAATCTGACCATTAGATGAGAAGTCAAAAATATATCCTGATGGGAATGAGATTCGGTATGCGTATGTTTCACCAGTAAAATCACTTACTCCCCATGAATCTAGAACCATTTCGGTATCAGAAGCAATTGAAGCAACAATACCTTGTCCAATATGAGAACCATTAGGACCAATTTCTACAACGTCTCCAACTCTAAACGTAGTACGGAATTTTGTACCATTACCTTGTATCGTAGATGATTGTGTAGATCCAATTTGAGTAGAAGAATCTATGGTACCCGGTTGATCTATTGTTTCGGCTGCTTCTTTTGCAACAACAACGTAAGATCTTTCTGCAGGTCCGGTTAATGTTCCTTGGACATCGAGTGCTTCTGCTTCACTTAAGTAAGAAGATGCAATGTCGATAGTTACCTGACCGTCATTTACTTGCTGAACATTACCACTTGACTTTTGTCTAAATCTAAATCTTTCTTTAGTTAGTAACTTAGTACCACCCTGCTGTAGGGGGAATACTGATGATTCTAAACCTGAGTCATAAAGTTTTGCTGAACCATCATTTTCTAAAACAATATCAGCAAGTGAATCTGAATAAACAGCATTATTGACGTATAGACCTTTAACATCTTTAAACGATTGTCCAGAATTCATTTCGATGTTAAACAGATATGCACGATATTTACCACTTGCAGTTCCTGAAACACCAGATTCATATTCGAACCCTCTCAGATAAGCAGTACCGATCTTAACACCAGTTGCACTAGAAATACCATATAGTTTTGAGGTTACTGCTGTCTGCGCAGTATCATATAGGTCTACTTGCACTAGTTGAGTAAAGTTCCAAAGTCCAACAACTTCATTGATAAAAACATAATTACCAATATTTTGTCCTATTGCCACCCCATCAAATACTTCGGTATCTGTTGCTTTGTCGAAAGATCTATACATTGCGTTGGTAAGACTTACTTTCCTACCCATGATATATCCCGAACCCCTTTCAACTTCACAAACAAGTTTATTGGAATCACCGTCGGCATACCGTCCAAGATTGCTTTCATTCTTCAAGTGTTCACGGATTCTTACGT